TACAACTCCCAGAGCTTGTCAACCTGCAAATCATTTTCATTCAGACCGCCTTGATCCAATTGATTTATTTTAATTATTTTCTTACTCATTGAATTTTCCCTTTAGATTTTTCATTGGCTGCAAACTGTGGATTTATGTTTCACTAATAATTTAATGGCATCCCTTAGATACAAATTCCCCACCTTCTTGTTGATCCATTCGTTTCTGTCAAAGTGACTTGTCTCCGGCAGAATTTTGTCATACCACTCCGGTTCAAGAACTTTTTTTAAATTCCACCCATAATAAGATATGTCAGTGAAGCGGCAAATATAAGCGGGAGTCTTATAAACACAATTATTAACTAAATAATCGTACTTAAACTTTTCTATTAAAGAGCCGTCAAATGTTTCTGATGAGTAATCTTCACGATTCTTCAACTCTATGACGTAATTCGTGTTATAAGCATCAATTGGACTCATTGGATCTGTTGCTTTTTTGATCGGATCTTGAACGAACACTGACCTGTTCAAGTCTTGAATCATTTGTTTTTCTTTTTGATGCCAACTCATTACGGAGTCAAACTCCCAAGTTTCATTTCAGCTCTCGCAGTTGCATTGGCATCCGCCATCAGCTCTATTTTTGTGGTAATTCTATCCAGTTCCGAAAAGGCTACATCCATCAGCTCTTCAGCTTTTTCCAACTCAACGACAATTTCCTTTACTTCACTGTCAATTTTAGCCTTTGCTTTGGCATCCTCAACGCTGTGTTTTTCATTGCTTAAAAACCTGTAATGCAGGTATCTTCCCTTTTCCTTTTCATCCTTAATCCTCGTCAGCTTATTAAAAATTCTTTTAGCTGTTCTGTAATTTTTAATTGCTTCCATTTTAGATTCAGCGATCTTGTGAGGATCATATTTGTTCAGGGTGTTATCCAAGTTCATTTTCTAATTTTCCTGTTATGCGTTTAAGGGTTTCAATTCGCACTCGCTTGTTAAATTCTTTGTCATCAGCTTTTGTGTGGCAGGGTCGGCAGAGTGCAGCCAAGTTCTCAATGTAATCCTTGCATTTAGATCCTCCCATTCCACGACCTTGAATATGATGAATATCAACCGCCTCATACCTGGCACACATAAAGCATTGGAACGATTGATAGATCGTCAGTTCATCATTCCAAAAATCAGCAAAGACTTTAGTGTGACCTTTCATTTACCTTCCTCTTCCCTTTCTTCTCATTTTCTGTCTTTTCCTGTTCCTTCTTTTTTTTGATCCTATTTTTCTCCTGCCTCTGTGTTTTTTTGGATACGCCATTTATTTTTTTTCATCTAAATTCCTGCCGATGATAAAAACCATAAAAGCTATGAAAATTAACACTGATAAAATGAGTGCGTTAAGAACGATGAGCAGCATACTTCTCCTTGATCCATTTCGCAGGGTAGTTATTCATTGATGATCTCATCTGCGTTGAAGGGTGATTTTTTTATGTGATGCAAGATGGTCGTGTGATTCCTGCCCAAGAACCTGCCTATCTCAGTGTAATTTTTGTTAGTTTTCCTGGCAGCCAGATGGATGAAATCCCTTCTCGCCATCACGATGTTGCCGTTTCTTTTCTGTGACTGGAAATCCTTGCTCTCAATGCAGTAATAATCACAGACCTTCCTTGCAATGTGGCGGAGCTTTCCAGGAATGAAATCAGTCGGAGGATCGTACTCCTCGACCAATTTCTTGACCTTCATTATTTCATCTTTCGTCAGTTGTTCTTCCATAAATCAATGGCGAGGATGAACCTCGCCACTCCCTTTAAAACGGTATGTCAACATCATCCTGCGGTTGCGGTGCAGGTGTTTGTTGTGGCGGCTGATACCCTCTTGGATCAGCTTGATAACCGGTTTGTTTCGTCTCGATCTTGTCAGGCAAAATTTCTTTGACATAGATGTAATCCTGTCCGATCTTGAACTTGAACATAACCGCATCGTTGTTATGCTTGTCACGGCTCATCCAGCCTTTCGCCCATATCCGCCTTTTCTGTTTCGACTGACCCGTCTGCTTGTCATTCCATCTTTCCAGAACGAACAAGTCGTGTGTCGGTCTTGACGGCTTCTGATTGTTATACATTTCTTTCCCTCCTTCCCTGCTCACAAAAAATCGCAACATTGCAGTAATTGGCACATCTCTTGGCTATTGAAGGTCGTTTCTCAACGGAAGTGCCTTCAATGTCCTTTGCGTGATCTTGGGCATCCTCACGATCATTAAAAAGTTTCAACGCCCTTTTTTTGCCTTTTCTCATCACTGCGAATTGAGGAGGATCTTTCCACATTTCCTTCTCAAAGCACTTAACTTGTATGTTATCGGTGTAAAATAGCTGCTCAGCCTGTTGATGAGCCTCCACCCTTGACCTGACGTACTCATCCTGTTTTTCATTCGACCAGAGGGGAATGGGGATCATTTTTATTTGAACAGGAGGATAGTCCTGATCCTGGTCATACCCATCCTTGCTGGATTCAAAATAGGCTTTCGATTTCTGCCAATCCCTCGCAAGTCCAATAATGCGTAAGGACTGGACATCATATCCGTTCTGCCTCACAAGCCACGCATAGCCGTTCAGTTGATCCTCCCATTCAGACTTGTACCCTCTGGGATTGTTCTTATTTTTGAACATCTGCCACACGGACACCGCCTTATAATCATATATTTTTATTTTTTTAATCATCACTTTCCACAATTTCAATCCTGTCTATGGCTCCAGACACCTTCCATCCGTTGCATTCACCAAAAAACCTTTTCTCTAAAATTACATTGTCCTTTTTTTTCTCTGACTGCTGGAATAAAAGATGGACTGCGTTTCCAAACACCTTCCAGATGTCATCGGACACATCCTCCGTGATTTGATCCTTGTGTTCATCCCTCAGTATTCTTATCTTGGGTGAGTCCAGCAACTGCGTCATTGAAATGTGAGCATCGCCTCTCGAATATAAGGAGGTAAAATATGTAATTGCGGAGACGATGCTCTCCGGCAGTCCTTTTATGTTTGTCTTGACCACCATCTATACAGGCAGCTCAATCAACATTATGACAGAATAAACCATAATGAATGCGATGCCTGAAACCAGTATTAGACCTAAGATAAATTCCTTGTTCATTTTACAAACTCATTTTTTTTCATCAATTCAATCAACTTCCATTTCCACATTGATCTCATATCTTCGTGGATGGCTTTTTTCCAAGCTCCTTTTAATGCTCGTACTCGATGCCAGAATTTTTTTTCATTAAGGGATTCTTCCTCCGGCTTGATTAAAATGAAATTTGTTTTTAAAACCATCCACATTTCCTTTAGTTTGCAGGGAGTCAGCTTACCCAACTCCCTGCACCCAAGTTACAGTATGCACGGACAGCAGGGAGAGCAAATCCCTACAGTCTTATTATGGATGTTTAATTATTTATTCTGATGTTGTCAAGATAATTAGTCACTTGTCAACTTATACGGACTATGCACTTAATTATTTGTTATGCACTTATCTTTACACTTGTAAAATTAATTTGACAACGTAAAAATAATATTTATTTGTAAGGATATGCTAATAAGGTGCAACTTGTGTGATAAAACAAGGGAAGTGCCTGACAACCTGACAAAAAAGCAAATGAGAGTATTGAATTTCATCACTGAATTTAAGAAAAAAAACAGAATCATTCCTTCAGTCAGGGAGATTGTCAGGGGGTTGGACTATAAATCAACGAGCATCGTGGCGTTTCACCTGGATGCGTTGATCGCCAAGCAGTATCTCGCCAGAAAGCCTTATCATTCTCGTTCCCTCGTCATTTTGAAGGACTTATGTGCCTGAAGCACTTGGATCTATGTTCTGGTATCGGTGGATTTGCTCTGGGTTTGCAATCAACAGGCTGTTTCAAGACCATAGGATTTTGCGAGATAGATCCGTTCTGCCAGAAAGTTTTAAAGAAAAATTTTCCCGGTGTTCCCATTTACAACGACATCAAGGAGTTCAAACCAAATGACGAAGGACTCCGACCAGATGTCATTACCTCTGGATTTCCTTGCCAACCATTTAGTGTCGCAGGAAAACAACAATCTAAAAAAGATAACAGAAATCTCTGGAAGGAAACTCATAGAGTTATCCAAGAGTCCAGACCCGCTTGGTTTATTGGAGAAAATGTTAATGGAATCGTTAAACTCTATCTCGACACCATACTTGAGGACTTGGAAAATTCAAACTACTCCACAAGGTGCTTTAATATTAGCGCTCAAAGCATCGGTGCTTCCCACCAAAGACAAAGAATCTGGATTGTTGCCAACTCCAATAGCATCAACAGCAAAGAGGTCAGAAGGTGCAGTAAGGCAGATGAGAAGATTGGTGGAACAAGGAGTTTACACAAAAGAACAAGCGGAAGCGATGATAGAAGGAAGTTTAACTCCAAAAAGAATGGCGAAATGGAATATGTATCCGACTCCGACATCATCGGAACACAAGTACAGACTGAAGGGAAACACGCAGCAGAGCAAATGTTTGGAATCAATGGCGAGGAGAACTGGTGGCAGACTTTCAGCAAATTTCACAGAATACCTGATGGGATTTCAACAGGATTGGACAAAGATCGAGCCAACAGGATCAAAGGACTCGGAAACGCAATCGTGCCGCAAATCCCATTCTACATCGGACAAGCCATAGGGAGGTTATATGAAATCAGCCAGTGACAACATTCCAGCTTTATACGTTTATGCAGAATCCTGGATAGCAGGAACGAGAGACTTGCATCCGCAGCAAAGAGGAATTTATTTCGACTTGATGGCTCACGCACAGTTATGCGGTTCAAAGGGTCTGCCTTACGATATCGTAACGCTTCAGAAGTTGGTTTTGTTGTGCGATCCTGACGACCTGGAGGACTGGGAAAGACAGAAAAAAGACCTCTATTATGTGCTGCAAAAGAAGTGGGAAGTGAGAAAAAACGAGCTGGGAGAGGATGCTTATTTCAACAACAGGCATTGGAAAGAGTACGAAATTGCTAGGAAAAAGAAGGATTCAGTAATTAAATCTAACGAGAAATATAATAAGAAAAGAAAACCAAATAACGATATCGTAAAAATATCGTCTGATAGTGATAGTGATAGTGATATAAATATAAGTATTAATAAGAAGGCTAAATTATTTGAAACATTCTGGGAACTGAACAGGAACAAGATCCAGGTCGGAGACGCTAAGAAGGCTTGGGTTAAGCTCCCTGATGACTGGGTTCAAAAGCCTGAAGAGTTGGCAAGGCTCTACAACAACCACTTCACCGACAAAAAGGATTTTAGTAAGCATCCTTCTTCCTGGTTAAACGCTGAAGCGTACCTCGATCAAAAGCCTGATATGTCAGCTCCAGTTGGAACGGATCAGAGTCCGGCAAGGTTAAAGATGTTTCAAGAGGACAAGATTTCGCCATTTTTAAAAGGTTACGCAGTTAAATACGAGCAGGAAGTGAGGGAGGCTGTAAGTAAGAATGAATTAAGCAGGGAGAGGGCGGAAGAACTGGGCATCAATGTCTGACAACTTTTTATACATCATTGGAAACAGAGATCAAAACATATACAAGGTCGGCATTTCCAACAATCCTTTAAGCAGGATCAAGGGAATACAGACCGGCTGTCCTTTTCCCCTGACCATCATTAAGAAATACAACCTGAACAGCCATTCTTCAAACATTGAAAAAAAGATACACAATTTCTTGGAGCAGGACAAATCAGTTAAAAGTATGGTCGGTGAGTGGTTTTCCTGTGATGTGAGGATGATTGACAGTCTGGTTCAATCCGAAATGGTTGACATACAAAAGGAAGAAGCCGTTAAAAAACAAAAAGAAAAGGAACAAATAGAGGCGGAAAAAATTGCACTGACAAGGCAGAAGGAAGAGCTTGAACTGGCGATGATTCCCCTGTTTGAATTGCAGAAAAATTTAGATGAAAAATTCGCCATCCTGAGAAAAACTGAATCAGACATAATCAAGATGACGGAACATTTTAATGAATGCAGGAAGAAACTCAACAAACAACACAACAATAAGGAATTAAAGGAACATTACAGGGAAATTATAAATAAGTGTTTGAGCAATATAAGGCATTTAATCTCATCAATTAATACTCCTCTAGATTATGGATCATACTATGACAGGATTTTGAGCTTGTTTAATGTATTTTCAAAGAAAAAAATGGTTGGTTTAATTAAAAGAAGTTACAAGTCTGTGGAAACCAATGATAAAATAAAATTTGATGATGGCATTGTTCGTAACGCCAATTTTTTAGAAAAGAAATATCTTGATTTATCTAAATACGATCAATTCGCTTTAGTTTGTAAGACAAGAAAATACTTGAATTGGGATGTGGTGCATTTTGAAAAGGACAGTGAATATTATCTTATCGAAGAATTAAGGGTTTCATATGGATCGTGGGATAGGGATTTCCATATTTCTACAGATTCACTCTTTGGCAACCACGAAAACAAAGGCACATACAGCAAATTTTTAGAATATTTAAAAGAACATAAAGGAAGTTTGAGCATTTATTAAATGCCCAAAAGAAAAAAGAAAAAAACCATTCCAAACACCATTGATCTCGGCAGTCAGGAGCTTGTGAGAGGAGATGAGAACGGCACTCTCATCCGCAAGGTTGACGGAGAAAAGTTCAGGCTCGTTATGTACGGCAACGACAGGCACTTGGAGAAGGTCTGCAACTCAGTCCTGGACAACTATTATGCGAGAAGCCTTCTTGACATTGCCGACAGGGAGAGGAACAGCAGGAGGTACTGGGCGGGTTGCAGGTTTGAAAAGCTCTGCAACAGGGCTGGACTCGACTCCAAAGTCACGGCAAGACTGGAGGAATACATCGGTGGAACGAAGGAGGAGTTCATCCACCGCAACATTGACGCACACTCGGAGTTTCATTCCGTCATCAAGGAACTCGGAGCCTTCAGGCACAAGCCGGTCTGGGATATTCTCTGGAAGGTCATAGTAACAAACGAACCTGCGAGAAAAAGAATGGATGAACTGCGAGAGGCACTCGACAAGTTAATCATTTATTTTGATATGTAAAAAAGGTATATTTTCAGCCATTTTTTATGTGTAAAACTTCTTGCTTCTTACACAAGAACTAAATTTTTCTAAATGGTATTCTAAATCATAATTAAAAACAAAGGAGTTAATTATTATGACAGAAGCAAATACATTAATGGCTAGAATGGTTAAGGAATTATTCGATAAGCGAAAAAGACCTAGATATAAAAAGCCAAATAGATTTAAGTTATTGTTACAAAAAAAGAATTTAGAAGAAGCATTGAAAAATCCTCTAAATTCAGAAGCAATAAAAATAAATCTTAAAGATGATTTAAGAAAAGTTAAAGAAAAATTAAACATAGTGGCTCAATAACGAGCCACTTTTTAATATGTAATTTTTTTTTGATGTTCTATATTCATACCCATTAACAAACCAATTGTAATTTGCTATAAATATATACAATCACTAGAATTACGACAATTCACACAGCCATCTTTTATGATGGTTTTTTTATTTTATGGAACATCAACAGCTATGGATAGCTGTCATCGTTCAAGGGATCACTGATGCTTGTGGAAAGTTTCTCTGGTCGAATAAAAGAAACTCCCGATACCAGCAGGAGGCGAAGGAATGGATGGGCGGCAAGGACTTCAACCTGGTCTGCTCACTGGCAGGACTTCAGCCGAACCAGGTCAGGGAGACTTATTCAGACATCAGCAACTACTCTCACGACCATTATCTCACAACAGAGGACATAAGGCGATTACTCAATGAAACTTTTAGCAGACGATCTATTTTGTAGTATGTTTATGATCGACAATCCTGAAACGAAACAGCCGGAGATCATCATCAGGTTCGCCAACTTCGACTCGGAGAAGGATGCCATCGCATTCGCACAGGCTTTCAAGAGCCAACAGGGATACACTGACTTGATGCCTCCTGAAAAAGAAAAGGTGACGATACACTGATGACCGAACAACAGCTCACAACACCGCCCAAAAAGGGCAGACCGACCAAATACACCAAGACACTCGTAAGAGACATCATCGACAAGCTCTCTCGTGGCGTATCCATAAGGGATGCCGTGAAGGAGTGCGGGATAACGTGGGTGTGCTGGAGGAACTGGATCCTGAAGGATGACAAGCTGAAAGACGCTTACGTCAGGGCGAAGGAGCTTGGCATTGAATACATCATAGGCGACCTCGACAAGAGGATCGAGAACGCTTTGGACAGGCAGAAGATCAGTATGAGTGAGGTGAAGCTCCTGGAGGTCTATTCAAAGAATATGCAATGGAAAGCCGGGAAACTGGCTCCCAAGTATTACGGCACGGAGAAGCAGACTCTTTCCATCACTGACAATGATGACAAGAAGATAGAGATAAGTTGGCAAAGCTGATTAAATGACAGTGAAAAGACATTGAAATGAACTGCAACATAATGACG